AAAACTCTACTAGCTTTAATTGTGAAAGTATATGTTCTTGTTATTTCCGGTTGATAAGGGATAAATCCACTAATTTCCCCACCATCTTTGTCCAAGCCTAAATAGCATTGATTTAATTGTACTTTGCCGCCAGAAACATATCTATTATACAAAGAACCATTAATACCATTAATTAAAATATTATCTGAGTATAACTGATAAGTGAATTCATCAATTGATTTAACATAAAAAATATTATTGTTTAATTCTATAGTACCTAGTACGTGGCTAATTTTAATTCTAGAGGAATCTAAAAGTGCTCTAGATTTTGATAGTTTTATCTCAATAGGAAATTTTAAATTTACACCTACAATATCATATGTGTCTTGATTTGAAATAACATCTAAAGGACCAATTAAAGATTCTGTTCCATCAAAATTAAAGTCTAATAGACTGTAATAAATTTTACCAACAGTTGGTGTCGGATCAAACACTTCTAAATCAAAAGCATAATTATTGTTACCTTTTATTTCAGGAAGGGTAGAATTTGAAATCCAAATAGGTGGTTGAATATATGTTCTACTGGTATCAAAATCATTGGTGTCAGAAAATATAAAAGTAGTATCTGCTCTGAATGAATCTTCACTTTTTACTATGATAGTATAAATTTTAGAATCAGTATTGACACCGTTGGATAATGTAACTTTAAATTTATACGTTTTAGAAATAATTCTAGAACCAGCAGTAGGTAATCCAAAACTGATTAAAGGCGATTCTAAATATCCTGAACCTGAATTAACTACTTCTAATTCAACGATAGAACCGTCAAAGGTTCTAGAAATAATTTCTCCGCCACTACCTTGTTTTAACGTTGAATACGCAGTAGCTCCTGATCCAGTGTTTTGATCTTGAAAATATACTACTGGGGGTTCATCATAGCCAGTTCCTGGATTAGTAACAGTAATAGATATGACACTGCCATTAGACATATTAGCAGATCCTGTAGCAGTTATGCCGCCTGAAATTGGACTATTGCTGAATATGACTTTAGGTGCTGTATTATATCCAGAACCACCGTTAGTAACTGTGACTAAATTAATTGATCCTCCAACTATAACTTCAGGATCAAATAAGTAACCGTTTCCACCGTAAGTAATTTGAGTAGTAGTTATTCTGCCTGACGAGATATTTACAGATCCTGTTGCAGGTGAAATTTTATCTCCATAATCAAACGGATTTATGTCGTAATAATCTTTATCATACGTACCTTGCACTAGTTTAGAGTTTATAGTAAGTTGATCTCTTATGGTACCATATAATAGACCATTTTCAGTAAGTTTTAAACCAGGTGGTAATTCTCCACTATCTGGTTCAACATAAAAAATTATCTTTTGTCCAAAAGGAACTGCGGTTGATGAATATGTAAATTGATAATTTACAGTAGAATTATTTAGAACATACGAATCTTTTTTATTGCCTAATCTTAAAATCCCTTCAGTGTCTAAAATTCTAGAAACCAAATTACTGTCGATGTTTATTTTAAAAGTTCTATCTTGTATTACTTTTGATTCGTTTGGGCCAGTTGTGTTGCTGGCTCGTAATACAAACTCGTAAGTTAAATCTATCCCTTTATCTAAAGGAATTCCAAAGATAGTTTGATTTTCTCCGTCTACCTTTAATCCAGGAGGAAGAGAACCAGATATTAATTCAATTAAACTAGTGTTGGAAGCACTTAACTGTATTTGAACAGATTGTCCTTGTAGGAAAGTTCCTAATAGACCTGATTCAGTTTGCCAAAAAGGTTTTATTGTTGCCATTTTTATGCCACGTTTGCGATACGCCACCAATAGTTATTCAAAAATATGAATGTACTCGAACCATTGGCATCTTGTGCTGCTATATTGATTTGTCTAGAAGCTCCATTTATATTACCACTTAGTACCAAATATCTTGGTCTAGTGTCTAATGCATCACCGTAAACGCCACGGTCCTGCATGATAATTGTTTTAATTTGGCCAATGTTTCCATTAGGCAAATCGGCAAATGCTAGGTTAGAATTGCTATCTGTCCAGTTAAAAGTTCGAACAAACGTAGTTGGTGTTGTTAGACTTATTACTTGAGATTGTGAGTTTGCTGGGAATTCAATAACATCAAAACCTTGTATGATTAATCTACTACTTACAAGTTCTAAGTCCCCGCTAGAAACAACTACTGAACCACCATTAGTGCCTGGAATTAAATTTAAATCTGATCCAGGTACTGATTGTGTTACAGCATTACCTGATATAGTAACATTACCACCTTTCAGTGTTTGTGCAGTCACTTGTTGTGATACTGGCAAGTTCCCTGTAATGGAAATACCACTGATTGTTGATTTAAGAGTTACTGTAACTCCATTGGCAGTTGTATTAGTAGATATGTTTGAGCTGCCACTAATACTTAATACATCTCCCTTATCTACAGTCAAAGTTCCGCCAGTATCACCTGCTACTTGATAATTTTGTAGGCTGTCAGTTCTAACAGAAAGAACTTCAGTATCGACGTATAATTTTGTAGTAGCATCATTATTATCTGTAGGAGCTGCTAAATTAATAATAGGTTTATTACTTACATCAACATTTGTTGCAGGATTTAACACCAATTGTGCTGTAGATGTTAAAACTTGATTACCAGTTCCTGTTAATGAGATAAATCCTGCTGATACTGTAGCACTGGTTGTAATGTTGCTAGATGAAATAATTTGACTGTTTGTACTTACTTGACTAGAAATTGTTATTTGTGTATCAGCTGAATTTTTAGTCAAATCAGTTACAAATAATTTAGAAACATAAACATCACCGTTAGTGTCTCTTTTAATTAAAGTGTTTGCGACATTAGATACTGATTCATTTATATCAAAAGAACCAGTTAGAGAATTATAGCTCAATGCTTTGTTCGCTACAACACTTAATGTATTTTTTACTCTAGTTTCTGTAAAATATTGATTTGTGGTTCCTTCATCAACATCATCACTATCTAAGTCGATAGTTTGTGTGCCATCAAAGGTAACTCCATTAATTGTAGTAGAATTTAATAATCTCGTAGCAGTAGTAGCATTGCCGCTAAGATTTCCATTTACGTTTACGTTTAATACGCTGGCAAAGGTTATTCCTGATGATGAAGAATTAACTATTAAAACTTTTTCTGCATCGCCTGGCAGATAAGTGGAAGGTGTATCAGTTAAATTTAAAAACGTAGTTGGAGTCACACCCCCACTACCACTTCCGGGAGTAATCCATTCTAAAAGATTGTTAGGGTTGATTCCATCTGGCACCCTAACTGATAATACTTGACCAGGAGTACCTATCGTTTTCGGAAAACTATATCCTCCTATAGCCGTTCCCTCTGCGTTGTCACCGAGACCGATTAATAATGCTGGATCGTAATCCCCATAAAAATTAATATATTTGCCAGTGGCTTTATTATCTAAAATTAAATCAAAATCTAATTCTTCTATATCAGTTTTTAAAGGTTCTTGGGAAATACTACTATCAGCAAAATTTAAAGAAGGTTTTATTTTAGCATATTCAAAATCTAAATTAGATACTGTGACTCTTCCATTTCCTCGAGCTACAACTACATCAGAGAACACATCTGAAATATCTTCTGGTGGAACATTTGGATCAGAACTGAATAAAATATTTTTTCTTCTAGCTCTAACTCTAACTATAAAACTACTATAATCGGTGGGAATTTCTTGTAGACTTAAATTTCTTTCACCGTATGTAGCCATCGACAACCAGCCGTGATGTGTATACGTAGGAGAAGATACTCTAGTAATAGTTGTGGTCCCGCTACCCCAAATACCAGGATCAGTGTCATATTTTACAACTACAGACGTTGACGTAGTATTACTGATATAATGTATTCCGTTGTAATCACTATTTGAATTTCCAGAAATAGTCCAACGTTTATAATTATAATCTATAGTTTGCAGTTGATCTGGAATAGTCAATGTTACATAATAAAAACTTCCAACTTGAACTTTTGAAACAAACGATGAAACAGTAATAGGACTTAAATCACTAAAATTAGGTAATTGATTTGATATTTCATTTGTGCTTTCAAAAGCAATGGCTGTACCTAAATTTGTTAAATTTGTAAAATTATTACCACTAGCTCTAAGTTTTAATGCTTCTGACATTCCAGAAGTTTGTTGACGCATTGAAAGTATTGTTGATTTACTACCGTAATCTATTGTTGGAACCCTATAATCTTCTAAAAAGTTTGAATGGTATAAACTTTTTATAATTAAAGGATTGTCTATAGTATCTTTAGCAGTAATCTCAATTTTACCTTGACCAGTGATACTTTGTTGATTAAGATCAACACCGCCAGAAATAATGTCCCCAGTGAAACCTCCACTGACATCACCAAAAAGGTTACCTTGGAAAGTTGCCGGAGTTCCTGCGGTACTGACTACGATGATATCTGGATTTGGTAATCCGTTACCATCTAACCCAACTCCTTTAATTGCTACATTGCCGTAGTGAGTTCCAGTAGTGTTACCCAAAAGACTACCAGTGAATCCATTTGTGGTTGCAGTTATAGATGTACTTACAATAGTATCGGCAAGAATATCGTCAGCATGTAGATCTTGTAATATTGTGTTAGAGTTAACAGTTAAAGTTCCATTAATTACAGCAATTCCAGGAAATCCACCTAGACCATCTGGTCTACCAACAGTTAATGTATCTACAGTAGCAGAACCAACGATATTAATGTTGCCTGTGCCAATAATATTTTTAGTATTAAGATCTAAACTTCCCGAAAGTATCGGAGCTAAATCATCTGATAAATTAAAAATACCAGTTAAGGTTAATGTATTACCTAACAGAGTTGTTTGTACAGCGCCTTCACCTTTAATTCTAAAACTGTCATTGGGATTAGCAGCATCATAATATGAAGTATTGCTACTACCAACATAAATTCTACTAAAACTATCTGGAGAAGTGACTGAATTATTAATAGAAATTACATTACCACTTTGGCTAATTGTTATTCCTGAACCTCCAGCTATTGTTCTAAAATTTAAAGTTTCATTAGTCTTTCCAATGTAAACTTGTCCAGTACCACCGCCCAAATTGGCACCTATGTTAGTTTCTCCACCGATAGTTGCTAACAACTGAAAGTTGTCATTTACTTTTAGGAAGGCTGATCGTAGGTCATCGCCTGTACCGTCATTTGGGTTTGTTCCGATATTTACGTATTGAATTGACATTTTTTCTTCCTATTTCCTATATTTACCACTTTATTCTAACTATTGATTTACTAAGTATCTCCACTCCAGGCCACACGCTTCTAAATGTTGCTAAGATAATTTCCATTGTTTATATTTTTCCGTTATTGTTTAAGTTGGACTATTTGTTCCATATAGCGGCATCCATAACCCGTCAAAACCGGAGTAGATAAACTCTGCTATACCGCCACTTGAAATATCTCTGCCAACCGGGCCAGGATTTACTGTAAGGGTAGCAAGGTTATAACCGTTGAAAATAACTAAACGCTGTCCAGGAACACCGGCCGGTAGCGTAACTGAAGTAGGATCAGTTCCTGAATACCCTATTGCCGGTGTAACAAACAATAGATTAAAATCTACTACTGTTGGAGCGTAGTCAATAGCGCCAGTGTCAAGTGTAAATACCTGCTCGCCTTGTACCAACGCTGTGGTCTGAATAGTACCATCATTAAACTGTAGACCACCGCCCGGAGTTACTACTAAATCACCGCCGTCTGTTCGTAGTACAATAACATCTGTGCCTGTGACTTCTACTATTAAATCGTTGTCTTGATGTCTGATTGTACCTGATCCTGGAGTAGTTAGTACGCCATCGTTGCCAAACACCCAAGCATACGGTGTAGGAGTTGGATTAGTAAATGTATATGTAGTTCCTTGTACAAATGTAGCACCTGCGGCTGTAATTCTATATTGCCAAGCTGGTGGAGAAGGATCTATGGATGTAACTGTATAAGTAGTTCCATCTACGACCACAGTCCAGCCTACCTGTACCACTGTAATGTCATCGTTAAATTCTGTGTCAGCAACAAATTCATCACCAACCGCAATACTACATACTGCTGACTGACTTTGAAGACGACTTGTACCAATACCAAAATTGTTGCCTGTATCTACTAACAGTGATGGTGCTCCGCCCATCATGGTTAAACCGTTAGGGAATACTGTATCACCGTTCTCGCTAAATGTCCACTTGCCGCTACCACCACCGCTTGGGTATAGATATGTGTTTATTTCAATGCCACCATTGACTGTTGTACGGACGTTGTGATCATCAGTGCCTAAGAAGATACTGGTTTCAGACAAGTTGCCTGTGGTCAAGTGTAGGTGATGCTCACTATTAAAAGTAGGTGCGTCAGCGTTGATCAATCCTGATTCAACTCCTAAACTTGTAGGGTCATAGTTATTCTCTTCAGGTGACACACGAATAGTAAACTCATTGTCATCACTGTCTAGTTCAAAACTAATGGTGCCAAAATCGCCCGTTAAAGTTACTGTGCCTGATCCTGGATCTGATATGTTAGCACCCTCTGGGTAGATCCACCAGTAGAGCGTTTGGTCAGCGTAAGCGGGTGAATATATGTAGAAAGTAAGAGTATCGCCAACTAGAGCGGTGTTATCGTAGTAATTTATGTTTATACCATTGTCGGTATAGGTATAGTTGGGTGCTCCGCCGCCTTTGATCACCAACTTCTGACTGGCCACATCTGGGCTTGCTGGAGTAAGTTGAATTGTGGGATTGCTGGTAACATATCCTTCTGTGATAGTACCACCTGCTGGCAATGTCACAGCGCCATTATTTTCTAAAGTAACTGAATACAAACCGTTGACTAAACTGGTGTCACCGCCAGGTGCTGTGTACACAGTACCTATGAGGAAGGCACCAACGTCTGTTCCAAGAGTAACTGAGTCAGGACTAACAGTTAACGCATTGTCTGAGTCAGTTAGATCGGCGTTGACTACTCCAATATCACTGGCTGTGCCGTTAAGTGTGCCGCTGAGGTTTGCGGTTGTAACACTCCAAGGGCCCGCTGCGAATACATTGCCTGTGTCTGGAATTTGTAGAACAGCGGCATAAGCCTGCTGGTCAAACGCACCAAATCCACCAGCCAGTGCCACATAACCCTGTCTAACTGCTATGTTGCTGCCGCCACTTTCTGGGCCAAAAAGCCCACCAGCAAATGTCCAACTATCAGTGTTTTCAATAAATCGTTGCCATTCTACAAGACCATCAAGACTGTATTTGGCCACTACCCAAGTAAACGTCTCCGCAATCTCGTCGCCATTAACGCCTGATATATAAAGTTTGTCATCAGGTCCAACTACTATACTGGTAGCGGTTGAAATACAGTCGCCTGTTACACGACGGCTCCACTGTTTAACACCCGAACTGTCAAATTTAACCAAGGCCATACCAGTGTTAGTAGGACCACCTCCGCCATCAATGTTAAATTGTCCGCAAATGTAGATATTGCCATTGCTGTCAATGTCAGCATCTGCTCCTAAGCAGTCATAGTCCTCGTCAAACTGTATGGCCTTTTGCCAAGCAATAGTTCCGTCACTGGCATATTTGACCACTACCATACGGTCAGACATGTCTTCGCCAGTAGTTGTTCCTACTCTAACTTCCATGTTAGTGGATCCAGATCCTAACTGACTAGCATTAAAGGCACCAATCAAGTCGCCCTCGTAGCGATTGCCATCTGTATCAACAATGTTGCTAAATGTAGGAACGCCGCCTGCAAAGGTAACATCATAAGTTAAACCGCCAACAGTTGCTCCTAGTATATCAGTAGTCCAGTCTGGATCGCTAGCAGGAGTAGCAGTTAGCGTAACAATCGTGCGATATGGTTCTGGATAATTAAGATTATCTACAGTACCAACAGCCACTATCTCACCAGTAGGACCCACTGCCATACCATAGGCCTGTTCGTTAGTCTGCCCGTCTAATTTTCTTGTCCATGTAACGTTACCGTTGGTTTTGTCAATCTTAGTAACGGTTAGATAACTATCGTTTTCGTTGTTAGCCCAGCCAACCATGACAGGATTGCCATCACTGTCTACATCAACTACAGCACTTGAACTGGCAAAGCCAAAGTCATAAATTTTACTCCACGCTACGCTACCGTTGCCGCTGTCAATTTTAGTTAATGTGGATACGTCATAGGTGTAAACGTCTCCGCCAGTTTGTCCAGCGACATAAATCCAACCATCAGCATTGTCCACGGCCAAGCCCCAACCGTCTGTTTCAAGATCGTCGGTAAATCTTGCTGTCCATATTTTACTACCAGTGTCAGTATACTTGCCCACTGAGAAATATCTGCTGTCACCTCCCATTCCGCCAGTTTGAAAATGACTGAACAGAGCAATGACATTGCCGTAACTGTCATATTCTACACTGGTTGCGATTTGTGGGAAATCTGTTGTAGGAGCACTGGACACAAATGTCTGTACCCAGATGTTGTTATTGACTCCGCCGCCACCTAGCACTGAATTGCCTTCGCTGTCCACAATGTCTCCACTTGTAGGTAAGTGTAGTACACCGTTGGCATCAAACTTCCACTCTTTTTGTCCGCCCACTTCTTTTTCTGTAATGATCTTGAGAAAACCTTCTGTGGGGGCTCCATTAGTTGCGTCATTGCCCACATCCAATGTTACTAATTCTGTAGGGTCATTGCCTGAGGAATGACGACCTTCTGCGTTCCAGAATCTCAATACTGATTCGCTGATACCGTCAATAGTATCAATGCCAGTAAATCTTAAACTTTGACCGCCTGTGATATAAACATCGCCGTCGTTGAACAGGCCCGCAATACCTGCATTGAGATTGTCTACAACAATACCTTGAGTGCCGTTGAATATTGCTGTGCCTGGTGCTGTTAGGACGCCATTAGTGCCAAATGTCCAAGTCTTAGTTGTTACTACTGTACTAAATGTAACTGTGTCATAATCATCATGCCCCGCAGTAATATCTTGATCAACGTGGATTTGCCAAAAGCCGTTATCTTGTTGGATAGCTGTAATAGTGGCAGTTATAGGAGTTCCCCAGGATGTAGTTACGGTGTCGCCTATCTGAACAGTTGTACCTAAAGTAGGATATGCTTCGTCACCAATAAACAATCTCCAAATGCCGCCTGGACCTTCTGGTGGCCCCCATTCATCTACTGTTTGTACCTCGATGTTTCCTAATGAACCACTACCTACTTCAATCGATGCGTCGTTATTGTTTGCGATTGTATCTGCGTTGAACGTAAAGTTTCCAGTGCTACCACCTAACACACTCTGTCCAGTGCTGTCTAAAATGTCTCCACCTGCTGGCAGTGTTAACGTACCATCTGAGCCAAAGATCCATTCGCGATCGACATCCATGTGGTTTGATATAATACTCACATCGTACCCAGACCTTAGATTTATACCAGTTACTTCATTAGAAGTAACAAATCCTACTGGTAATGTTAGATTACCATCTGATCCTAAACTAACTGTGTGAGCACCGTTGACTAAACTTGATATACTACCAGTTAACTGAGTTATATCTGTAAGTGGCGACTTAGTTAAATTGAAGTTATAAACATAAACATTGGTATTTGCCGCTGTTCCTACAGGAATTATAAAATCGTAATAATCACCAGACGGGTCAGGTGTCTTTGTAGCAGGACCTGTTAGTGTTACTACAGTGTTTGCAGGGAAGGCTCCGTTACCACCAGTCAATAGTTCAAATGTGTCGCCTTTCTTTAGACTGTCAAATTTGGCTATAAATGGGGATGTATCTGTGGTTCTAATTTCAAGTTCGCTGGCTGTGGTCCATTGTACACTGGCAATATCTCCTATGCCTTCACCACCTAAAACTGATTCTGATATGACTAATTGTCCATTAGCATCTACTCCTAAACCGTTTGATCCTAGATAGATAGTATTGGTACTTAGATAGATATCTCTAAATCTGAAAGAAGGACTGCCTAGATCGTATGTGACATCGGCGTCGGGAATTAAATCATCACTTATTGTTGTACCATCCCAAGTACCACCACCTAACACACTCTGTCCAGTGCTGTCAAGGATGTCACCGCCCACAGGTAGTGTTAGATCACCGCTGGTATTAAAATGCCAACTATTTCCCTGATTATCAGTGTTTATCTCAATAGTTGCTCCGTTGCCGTCTAAGTACAATCCGGCAACGTTGGCATTATATCCCGGAGTAGGATTTAAGATTACTGCACGTTGATATGCCGCACTAAACTGATAGCCGTTTTTTGCGTTTATTGATACTCCGCCCTCGCCAATAATGCTACCTTCCGGAGCACTGGATACTTTAAGAGATCCTGGTAAAGTTAAACTACCGTTAGGATCAAAAACCCAATCACTAGTGTTAGCACTGAGTTTAATAGCACCTAGTGAACTAACTGTGCTAGGATATTCTGGAGGAGGTGTAACTCCTATCACTACTAGAAATCCTGTTCCTGGTATTTCTGAAAATCCGTTGATTGTAACAGCAAATATAAATCCTGGAATACCGTGATCCTCTTCAGTGAACTCAAACTCGTCACCTGGCGAATATCCTGGATTTGTTGGCCAATCTGGATTGTCTATTTGTGTTTCAACAGCCCCACCAGGTCCTACCACAAACGCAACAGTGTATTGCCACGGTGTGCCTGATATAGCGTTACCTACAGTTCTGTGAGCGTTGTCTAACACCGCAGTAAATGTTTTTGGTAGTAGTAGTGGAGTTGTAAGAGTTGCATTCTTACCAAATGCCCAATCTTTGGCTGTTCCGTTGTTGTCTGCTCTTATTATAGCATTCCCGTTGGCATATAACATTGCTGTGCCAACTAGTGTATTACCGTTTAAGAATAGTCCTGAACTATTTCCATCAACTAGGGATTTAACATACACGTCGTTAGATCCTGTAATTGTTCCGTCTTGCGGCAAGTAAAGATCGCCATCTGCACCGTAAGTCCACGATTTACTTCCCCCACCTACATTACCAGAACCGTTGGCTATTATATAAAGGTTGTTTTGTGAAGTAACTGCAAGACTTCCTGATAAGGAGGAAAGTTCAGCACCCTGTATCTGTAGTTGATCCCCACCAGTAATAGCAGGAAAAGTAACGTAGGGATCGGCACCACCAACTAGTACAACTTCGTCACCACTGCTGGATAATCTATCTGTACTACTTGTTAAAATAATTTTGTTATTTGTGTCTTGATATACAGCAGTGATGTTTACATGATTACTATGATTAAAAAGAGGAGCTGCATAATCTTGTGCTAATTCAGTTAACTCAGCTACAGTTCCTCCAGTTAAATTATAAAGTTCAGTAAAATTATCATTTATTTTACCAAACGCAACACGCAGTGGATCTCCGTTACCTGCGTTCTCTGAACTTCCGATGTTAATATTTTTCTTTGCCATTATAGTCTTCCTACGACAATTTCTATTATACCTTCTCCACCATCCCAGTTTTGAAGAGCTTTACCTATTACACTTCCTAATTTAGGATCATCAGACGATTTTGCAAAACCGTTACCTGCACTAATCATTAGGTCACCTTTTTCTATCTTACCAACAACTTTGCAAGGCACTCGACCTTGTAACGCTATAGATACAACATTGTCACCTTCTAATACAGTGTTCATCTCAAAAGCTGGTTTAGTAGAAACTATTCCTGCAATTTTTCTAGTTGCTTCTCTAGCTAAAGTGACTTCATGATCTCCGCCAAATTCTAAAACTGTTCCAGGCTCATAACTATTGTCTGCTTGATATCTTTCTGCTAAGTCAGCATATTTGGCTTTTAGAGCAGTACCTTTGAATTCATTGGCATAAATGTCTTGGTTGCCATCACGTATCGCAACAGTATTCGCACTAGCACCTGTACTTCCTAAATAATCTGTGGTACCAATTCTTACAGCTTTTGAAGTATCAGCTACACCATCTAAATCGCCCTCAAATGTAGTGGCTTTCAATACTCCGTTATTTCTCTTGGCTAGCAAACTATTGTTGCCGTCAGTGGAACTGGACACTGCTATAGTACATGATTGACTACCATTGAAACTGGTAGAAGTTGTTCCTGCAACAATAGTAATATCTGTTCCAGCTGATAGACTAAATGCTAGTCCGCCATTACCAACTTTGTCAGCATATGAAGCTATACCATAAAAAGTGTGTGGATTAGCTTCGGTTAGGTTTGTTGGCGCAGTAGTTCTACCAAATCTTGTACCATTAAAGTTCGTACCTTCAAATGTAGTACTATGAATAGTTTTAAATTTTTTAGTAGAAGTACCAATGTCATATTTGTCAGTGTCCTCAACATTGATAATAGGAGTTATACTCGGGTCACCTGAAGGTAATGCGCTGTCAAAAGTTAATCTTCCACGCATTCTACCACCAACTTTTAATAGGGCGCCATAAGATGTTGCTCCACCTTTTCTTGTAGCTAGACCAGTACTAACACGATTTACATTACTATCTTCAGGTAAATTAGTTGGTTCGAGACCACCCAAAGTATCATCACTGATAATAGTTGCCACAGTTTCTGTGCTAAGACCTAATATATCTCTAACGTTTTGCGCACTTAGCTCTGCTATATTACCAGTGTCAGTATCTCCTTGTGTAGAATTATAATAACCTAATATTTTTTTATTTGTTATTTTTCTAAGTTGAGAAAATGTAATACCGTCTGTGGTACTTGATGAATCTCTAATAGAAATAAATCCATTATCTGAATTGAATTGTGTTTCTTTAAATGCTGCAATACCATATCTAGAAGCCAATTGTTCTGAAGTCAATCCAGTAGTATCTTGTCCAATAGTGTTTGAACGGTTCAGTGATAGTTTAGTTTGCGCAATACCTGCACTGGAAGCTACATCAGCATTGGTAATGCTACCAGCTCTATAAGTGAAAGTAATTGAATTACCACCTTCAGTTAAAGTAACTGTTGAAACAATATCACTTTCTGTACTGATAGATACATTGGTCATAGAACCGCTGCTGTTTTCGTCTGGTTCCTGCCCTGTGAAAACTAACAAATCACCTAAACCAGGATTTCCAACAATTTCAACGTCGTTAATTTTTCCTATGTAATTATTTGTATCAAAAAATTGTTTGTTTATTAAATCACTAGTAGCCGTTGGTAACCCTGATCCAGTGATTTTATTTCCATTTAAATCTATATTTCTTGGCACAGCAGAGGTCACTGCGGTAGCTACTGCTCCGCTGCCAGCATTTAATACTGATAAAAATGTAGCAGGATTTCTTCCAGCAACTGTATCAGAATAAGTTTGTGTAATGCTTGGTGGAATTGTATATCCAGATCCCCCATTTACAACAACTACTTCTTTAATTCTCTTATTATCACCTTGACCTTCCATTATAGCATAACCTGTTGCAGTTATGCCGCCCACAGTCTGTGGTGGTGAGAAAGTTAGTATCGGAGGTAGATTATAATTTAAGCCACCAAATAATAATTGTACTTCCCTAACAGAACCACCTATGATCACTGTAGGAGTGTCAATGTAATTATAACCAGGATCATCAACAACAATGCTAGCCACTGAATATGTAGGTCCAGCACCACTTGATAATACTGCCCTAGCTGATGCACCAGTTCCTGAAGATGATACGATTGTTACTACTGGTGCAGTAGTATATCCTGAACCATTTTGGTTTACGTTAATATTTTGTACTTTATATCTCTGAGTGGTATTGGCTAGAGTGAAGCCACTCCACCCAGTTCTAACTCCACCAGTAGCTATAGCTTGATCTACATAAGATTTATTTGTAGCATCACCAGCTTGTGTTGGAGTTTTTAATAATGTAATTTTGTTATTGTTAAGACTAATTCCGCCTCTATTTCTAAAAACGCCACCAACATCTGTTAGATCTTGAATCATAGAAAAACCAAAAACATCAGTTCTTCTTCCAGTGGTTTCTAATATATACGCAGTGCCGAATTCACCATAAGAAACAGTTCCACCAGCGAACACATTATCCACGTACTTTCTGTTTACTGCACCTGTACCATTTACGTCTTCACTGTTTCTCAATGTTTCTATAGAATTACTTCCCAACTGCATGTTACCCTGCATGATACTAGCACCGTCTAATCTCATTAGACCTTTTTGCGGAGTTTCAGTGCCGTCAATAGAGTAAAAACCATTTATTATATTATTAATATAGGTTACAATAGCCTTCTGTGTTGATACAGTAGTGTCCTCAGGAGCATCCATCTTAGTATCAGCACTGAAATTATCAACTGTCTCACCAACAGCAAAACTCAAAGAACTAACACCAGATAGACCAATTCTAGCAGCAATGTTAACTGTGCCGTCCCCTTGATTTACATTGAAGTATGTACCGACTCTAAAGTTTCCATCTTGATCTGTACTAACATGGAAAACACGACCTGTGCCTATTTCTTTAACTATCGCACTAGGACTAGGACCAGGAGGCTCAGGTTGACCATAAACATTATTAGGATAATTTGAATCGTCAAATCCACCTGCGCCTACTTGTAAGAAATCATGACCAGTGGCTCTAACTGTGGAGAATGTAGTAGTAATTCCAATCACGTCTCCTGGTTGATGTTTTATATCCAGTGCAGTGTTTAGATCGAACAAATAGTTACTACCAGGACCAGTAATGGAAATTTCAGTTCCGGCAGGTATAGACTGTGTTATAATACTGCTGATTCTAACTTCATAACCAGAAGTAGTACCGTCTTGATTAAATTCTTGAGTTACTGTTCTAATAAATGTATTCTGAGTAGTTCCATTTGGATCTCCGGCATAAGGAATGCCAGGACCAGAAAGAACAGCGCCATATTGTAATCCAGTTGCAGTTGCTGGGAATGTTAACGATTGCAAAGTATCTAACACTTGAGGTTGTACATTAATATGTAAGCTAACACTCAATAATGCTGTCAGTTGTGCAACTTGAGTTGGACTGTTACTCCCACCATTGACAATTGTAACAGTAGGAACAAAATCATAACCAGATCCTGGGTTAGTGATAGTAACATCAGTTATTACACCGCCTTGCACTGTAACAGTAGCAGTTGCTCTATTAGAACCACTTGAGGGTGCTGCTATGAGTAGTGTAGGAGGGGTGTTGTCATTGTATCCGGCACCACCATCACTTATAACTATATCAGATATTACTCCAGCTGGATTTCTCTCACCAAGATTTATTATCCTAACGATTTGATCCATTAACTCGCCGACCTTTGTAGCTGACCCTGTTTCTGCTTCTAAATTATTATCTATAATTTGAGGACTGTAACCTCCAGCGGTTGGATCTTGATATGATCTTCTAATACCTAAATTTCTGGCAGGTATTGTAGAAGACCCGCTTTGTAGAGCAGTGGTAATAAGAGTCATCAATGTTTCAACAGTACTGTCGTCAATTCCCGAAACGCCTGCTGTGCCGTCAGTGTCTTGTGGTAGTAGATTACCTGCTTGTGGAGTAACTGTTGATTCTAATACTATTAATTTGGAGATTGTTCTTATATGATTAATAGCAGCAATCATTTGAGATTTTTGTTCTGCTAGTAAAAATATACTTTCTGGAGTACCGTCATAAAATTTAAGAGTAGTATATCTAGTTTTTACATTTGCTTCATATTCTAGATCATATGCTAATGACTCTACAATAGTGCTAAACTTGCTTCTCCAAAGAGTTTCGTTATATGTGAAACCAGTACCCTGTGTTAAAATATTTAAATATCTTATTGTATCTTCTACAATAAAATCTTTATTAGCCAAAATTTGTTCAGAAGCATTTATTCTTGTACCTTCATATGGTAATGCAGTTTGACTAGGTGTAGAACCAGAATAAACGTTTAAGGCAGTCAATGCTACAGTTGTTGCAAAATTAATAGCATCAATTGTTTCTGTTTTTTGTTGACTCAACACAGTCGCTGCACTAACATTACCTTGTTGGTAGTATGCTATACCAGCTGCTCTACTTCTAACATTACCACCGTATGTTAAATCATAAGCAACAGCATCAATAATCAATCCTACATCTCTTGAACAAGTTATTTGATTATAAACAAAGTCTGGATATATTTCATTTAAAAAATTAATAACTTCTCTTTGAATAAACGATTTATTTGCAACAAGTTTTGTTACAGCTTCAACATTAAACCCAACTAAAGGATTTGCAGTAACAGCTAACGGATATGAATCTTTAGTAATTCCAGCACTTCCAGGAGTCTCAGTTTTTCCTAAAATTCTGTAGATACTAGGATCAAAGTTAGTTTCAGAAAACTTCATTGCTGAAGAATTAATAATAGGTGGAACGTTGCGTATTTGAGATACTGAGATAGTTTTGGTTTGTGCAAATACTAAAGGTTTAGGCTGTGGCTTATTATATGCATCTGGTGCATAGAAAGGTAAGTCATTACTTAATGACGGATCAAGATTAATTCTCCAATATGAATCATAGAAAAAGAATCTTATTGGAGTTGTATTAGGTATTGATGCTGACAGTGGTCTGTCTAGTGTTAAATCCCAAATACCATCGACTCTAGTCTTTTTGGCTGTAGCAATTTGGTTTACCATATTAACAGTTAACGGTAAATCTAATTCTATTAACCACCTATCTTCGACAGCATCATATGTCGGAGTAGTTCCTTCTTTTATAGTATATCTGGTATAATTTAAAGTTTCATTCAATGCAGGATCTAATAACTGGAAACTCCATCCTGCTTTAGGTGCCCAAGGACTAGCAGGATCTGTAATAATAACACTTGGATCAGCTTCATTTTTTACTTCAGTAATATAGATCTCAGTAGCACCAATTTTATTATCATTGACACCTAATGGTTCAACTAATCTAATGTTTACTTTAAATGTAACATCTTGTCTAACAACATTTGTGACGGTATATACTTGAATATCATTTGATACCACTGCAGGTACCGTAGACCCCAGAGTAAATTTCATATTTTTTACAGCTGGACGTCTTAATTGAATCACTTTTAAGGTATTTTGATTAGCTTGATTTTCACCAGCGACACCATCAAATCTAGCAACACCTGCAATTCTATCTTCACTGGCATTACCAGATATAGAATATATTCTATCTTGAACCAGTACTCCTGTTGGTGCTAAACTTTGTCTAGCTACTGGACTCTCATTGTAACTAAAAGCTGTTTTGATTAAGTCGTTAATGTGAGTAGTAGAGTCATTGGGTATTTCACTAGGCAACCAGTAATCGCTACTTTCTGTTTCATCTAAGGTAAAATTATACTCGTCTAAAATAGTTACTGTATATGTGTTACCTGAAATATCATTTGGTAAAGGATTGCCGCCTGGTGTAGTTGGTGGCAAATTGAGGCCAGCGTCAGTCTTAACTCCAGTAATCTGCACTTCCTCGCCAGTTTTAAAAGGATGTCTATAATAAGTTGTAACTTTTAACGGACCAGTGGTCAGTGTTCCGCCTGACAATCTAGCTCTACGTATATCTTTAATAGCTATTTCGTGGGCGGTTAATTTAAAAGTTGCGTTTCTTAATGGAGGACAATCAGCATTGCCTACATAGAAAGATACAGCACCAAATCTACCTTCATTAATAGGGTCATCAATGTAAGGTGTAATAAGATTCATTACCGGAGTTCTTAATCTACCTATTTGAATAGCTTCATTCGGATCACTACCTTCTGATTGTAATCCAATTATTCCGTAACAACTTGAACCAGTAACTGAACGTATTTGTCCACCAGCTTTACTCAAATAACCAACTCTACAATAGTATGTAAATTGGCTAACTGCTTCACATACCCCGTTGTTATCAACATATATACCATAACCAAGATCGTTGATCATAGTAAAGTCGTTGGACAACATACTTCTATTACCAGCAGTTTCAATTAAAATTTGTGTTCCATTTGGTATGAAACCTGCAGGTAAAAATGTATCATCAAGTTCTATGAATTCGCCCGGAGCACTGCTCAATGTTAAAGTGGCTGAACCGTTTTGATCTACTTCAGTAGTATCAATGATCACATAGCGTTTCTTTGAAAGATAAAAAGTATTAGGAACTTCTGGTTTTCTAACTAAACCAGTAACTCTCATTTTAGTGCCACTGGCACCTAAAGTACCAGTAAATGGATCTGTGTATGTAGTATCATCAACGTAACACAGCTGATTACCTGCCATACCGTCAATTAATTGACCGCCGCCACCTTCACCAGAAAATGTTGAACAAACTTGAGCATATGGACTTCTAGTTAAAATTTGACCATTAGGATCAAATGCCATAACGAAGCCTTTACTACCAACGAAGGTTATGTTTCTGGCTTGGAATGCATCATTGACTAGCAGCATGTCAGCATGTTCATTGTCTAAGAAAAATTCTATCAAGGTGTTGTCAGGAATAGATTGAGCTAGAGGTTTTAAATCTCCATTCTCATCTACTATGTCCATAGTATATGTTCCTGGAGCAATATTCAAATCAGGATTTGGTGTCTTATAAAGTATTTTTCTTACAGGACCAACTCTATAAACGTTTGGAACACCGCCCGTAGAACCTACAATAAACCTCATTCCAGATTTAGGTGGATATGCGGCGTCTCTAATTTCTAATCTAGTACTGTTTACAATATTTGTAGCACCAACAGATCTTCCTAATTGTCTGTAGTAATGATTGTTATACCAGAAATTAGCGTTTAAACTTCTATCACCTCTTACAAATTTTAGATTTATATTTTCTGCAGGAACCGGCCCTTGCTTAGGTTTAATTAAAGTTCTTCTAAATTCATCACCTTTGATCGCCACGTTTGGTGGAACAATGATTGGAAATTCTTCAAAATAAACACCAGATTCTATCATTACAGTAATTTCTGGTTTTGGAATAAAGAATCCTCTAAAACCAAGGTCTACTCTACTCAATGTACTATAAGGACCATCTTTCTTATTAGCAAGTGCTATGGTTATAAATGGATCCAATGGATCAACTACAGGATTGACCCAAGAAAATGTTTTCTTTAAATTTAATTCAAATAAGTTGGCATTTATTCTGTTTACTCTAAAGATACCGTTCAATTCTCTAGTATCTACTGCTCCTAATAAAACAGCACCACTGACTTGAACATAGTCGCCATCTTGATAACCGTGATTTTGTAAACTGACTCTAACTTTTGTTCTAGGATATTCTAACTCAGTACCTAAAGCAGGTATATATTTGAATACTTGGCTAGTACTTACTTTGTATGGAGTTGTTTGTAATGTAACTCTATCGATATACTTTTTAGCGAATTTTAACGCTGCTCTAACGCTCTTAAATGCTTTACTCCAACTTCTTCCTATCTCATATTCGGGATATCCGTAATCAGGATTAGGAGTGTCATTGTCAAAATCCCACATATCATCATTACCTATGGTACTAACATAGATATTTGTAGGACTGCTATATGATTTACTATCTACATAACCTTTAGTAGCCGCACGATAATCTTCCTGAACAAATGCTGGACCGCCTTCTTTTGGACTAAGTTCAATTCCTTGATATTCTCCTGGGTGATCATTTAAGATCAATGGTCCAGTCATGACTCCAAAGCCTCTGTCAGTTAATCCAGTTTCCGGATCAACTGCCAATGTTCCTGCTAAACTTATCTTGGAATCTGCATAATCTTTTCTTACAGAGTGTGCAGGATCAGTTCCTTGAAACTTTAAGAAAACATTTGTCTTTGGGGTTAATCCATCTGAGTCTAGTAACGGAATGAAACGCTCACCCAAATTAGGATTACCATTGTTAGGAGCAGGCTGTATTTTAAAATTGTCTCTCATGGTACTGCCATCTACAGCATTGACAGTTCCTGTTAAATCTTCGTTGTCTCGATTTAAAAAGTTACTATAAACCCAACGTCTAGTTACAGCATCGTTATCTGCTTGTGGCGCAGCCATATTAGATACTTTAAATCCACCTGCATTTAATGTATTTGACAGTGTTGGAGTCGGGTCTAAACTTATACTAATACCCGTTAAACTTAGGCTTATTTTTGATGGGTCAGTAGCAGTATCTATAGAAATGTTAGCACTACCAACTAGTTCTTTACTAATTACATTGTTACCTAAAGAATTTAATGATAAAACTCCATTAGGTCTCAAAGGTTTAACAACATCTACTAAGTTCTCAAATGTTAACCCTTCCTCAAGACCTTGACTAGCATATAGCTCTCTAAAATTTTCATTAACTTTTGAAAAAGCGTCACGAATGCTATCACCGGTTCCATCATTGCCGGTTAGACCAATATTAATATTTTTTCTTGCCATTGTAAACTCCGAATTGGATGATTATGGTATTTCCTAACTTTATTTACCTTTAAATTTTGTAAACTTAATGTAAATACTGGCATGTACGTAGGTAGCGTAAAAGAAAAAAGTTCACATAAAAGAACAAGTAAGAACGGTATTGAACACGTTTATTTTAGAACGAAAAAAGTAAACGAGTTTATCTGTGATAGTTGTGGTGAAAGGTTTTTTCGAAATCACGCTAACATGAGTCCAAAAAGAATCAGCAATTCATATTTCCACGTGTGTAGTAGTTGTGATTCTAAAAGATTTGCTCAGAAAAAGGGCGTGGAAAAAAGAAAAATTTGGGATATGCCAGCAAGTAGTGATATGCCTATTGGCAGATTGTAGATTAAATTCTAAAACTTTCGCCGCAACCGCAACGATCTTTTTCGTTAGGGTTAATAAATTCAAACCCTTCATTGAGACCTTTTTTCTGCCAGTCCATAGTAAGTCCTTGAACATACGGTGAACTTCGGCCATCTACCCAAACTTTTACACCATAACTTTCATAGACAAATTGATCTCTTGTTACTGGTGCAAAGTCTACATATTCTAAAACATAGGCCATGCCTGAACAACCAGTGGTCTTAACACCTATTCGTATGCCTAAACCCTTGCCCCTACGTTCTAAATTTTGTTTGATTTTAGATGCTGCAATTTCAGTTAACAAGATCATGCTTTTCTTTATAATCTTTTATGGCTGCTTGAATCGCGTCTTCAGCAAGAATTGAGCAATGTATTTTAACTGGGGGGAGTGCAAGCTCTGTGGCGATCTCAGAATTCTTAATAGATCCTGCTTCTGCCAACGTCTTACCTTTGAGCCACTCCGTAACGAGTGATGAACTTGCGATTGCTGATCCACATCCGTAAGTTTTGAATTTCGCATCTTCAATGATTCCTTCATCGTTTACCTTTATTTGTAATTTCATTACATCACCACAGGCAGGTGCTCCTACCATACCAGTACCAATGTTAGCATCATTTTTGTCAAAGCTACCAACGTTGCGAGGGTTCTCGTAGTGATCTATAACTTTGTCGCTGTACGCCATATCTTATTCCTAATTAAACTGAAAAACTGCTACCACATCCGCAGGTAGTCTGAGCGTTTGGATTCTTAATTGTAAAACTATTACCAGTCAAATCCTCAGTGTAATTGATCTCTGCGCCGATTAGATACTGATAACTCATAGAATCTACTAATATTTTAACACCAGATTTTTCTATCACAAAATCGTCCTCATTTTGTTCTTCATCAAAAGTAAATCCGTATTGAAATCCTGAGCATCCGCCACCTTGGACAAATGTTCTTAATTTTAAATTAGGATTATTTTCTTCTGCTAACAAATCGGCAATTTTTGTCACTGCTGATTCTGTAACTATAATTGACTCCATATCAAGTTCCTAATCTAATGTTAACAACGTCCCAGTCTATGATACGCCATATATTTGCAAGATATTTGGCTTTATCTTGCTGGTAATCTAATGCCCAGGCATGTTCCCAAGCATCTATTAATAGTGCGATTTTCATATTCTTTTTGTATTCGTGATTATGTATAGTGTGTAGTTTTCCAGAGGTATCCATATAAATCCAATTAGACCCTTGTGCTGCCATAAATTCTTTTTCAAAAGCATCTTTAAACTTTTCAAAACTACCATATACTTCATCTATTGTTGTCTTAGAAGTGCCATTTGGTTTGTTTGCTGCTCTGGCAGGGGCCAGATTGCCAAAAAACAAATTATGTAAAATAGCGCCGCCGTAGTTAAAGTCAGCATCACCTTCTCCTTTGTTGTAACGTTCGTAGTATTTGGCTGCTAATCCATCGTAATGATATTTTATAGTAGCCTCACTCATAACAGGATCAAGCTCATTTTTGCTGTATTTGAGCCTGTTCTGATTAATTTCTCTAATGTCCGAAGACTCTTTTAAACTTTTAATAAATCTCATATTCATAATGCTATTTATTTTAATTTTTTTAAGTATTCTGCTAAATTAATCATATCGTCTTTGGTATTATTATGATCCCATTTTACTTTAATCACTCCTTTAGTAGAGTACTGGAGTATGTATTCATCAATATCAAAAAACCCGAATTCTACATCAAAATCTTTTAAAAAATCATAGTTCTTATCTAAATCCATATTATCAGTGTAAAAACTTATGATTCCGGCTTTATAATATTCTGGACATAAAATTTTAATGTGATCACAGTCCTGTAGTTCGCCTAGGAGAGTAGCACTTAATAGTAGATATTTTGTTTTAAGATCATTAACTCCTTGACTTAAAATATCAGTTAAACTTTCTATGACAAATGTTAAAAAATTAGAATTTATTTTTTCTAACTCTAATCTATTTGGTAACATAAGACTTTTGGTGCTTTTAGGAAAAATAGGGTTTAATTTTTCTAACTTTTTGTAATCCCCGTATAAAAATCCTAATCCCTCGCCAACACCGATATTCTCAGAATCAAAGAACAAGAAATCTGTGGATTGATCTTGTACGTTTATAGGTTCACTGACTATACTATCGTTACAGTTTAATACAGTAATACCTTCATATTTTTTAACTAAAGAAAATAGTTCTTTTATTGGTTGAAGGATGCCTGTAATTTCATTTACATGCGATATGAAAAATAAAATTCTTCTAAATGAGCTAAATCCAATGTCCCATTTTTGATGACATTAACACGTTCTAACGAGCAGTTACTTTTATTTTGTAAATGTTGCAGTGCAGAAGTATATTTTGGTAATTCATTTTCAGGAAATAATATAAGGTCTCTAGGCCTCCAAACTATGCCCTGCGTAATAATATTGATCGAATGAATTGAATCTGCTGTAAAGATTATTTCATTTGATTTTCGTGCATTGATCAGTTGTTTGATTTTGTTTCTTACAGTTTCTTTTAATTCTGAATTAACTGTTGAAAAATTCTTTGACTTCATCTTTTAGATCTTCAAATTCAATTAAATTTAAAATTAAACCTCGATGTGATTCTAATAATATTTCTTTGGCTCTTTGAACTTCAATTCCTCTGGTTCTCAAGTACCACAATTGTTCCTCGTCAAATTCCCCAATACTACAACTATGATTAGCTTCTACTTTACCGCAGTCGATAGCTAACTGTGGTATACTAAATGCCTGTCCACTTTCGTCAGTAATAATACTTGCATTATTAATTTGTGTATAACTGTTTATCATATCTTCTACGATTCTTACATGCCCTTGAAATACAGTTCTGCTCTCTTTTCCTGAAACGCAATTTACTATTTGATTGGTTTCGACATTAGGGCCTTCATGATGAATTTTTGATATAATTTCGCTACTACCACCTTCTGTATTTTCTGCGATTCCAAATATACTGATAGAACTATTTTCGCCAGCTGAACATTCAAAAATGTGTTTATTTAATTTTCCGTTTTTGATAAAAACGCCAATATTTAAATTTGAATCAGGTTGTGCTTCGATATGATACAAAAAAACTTGCTGGGTAGTTGAATCACCTTCACACAAAATAAACAAATTTAAGTTGCTGGATTCTTTACCTATAATCTGTAAATGTTTACATAATAGATCGGATTCAGTAGGATTTAATCTTAAAACAACACTGTCGTCTGTTCCTTCTTTTATCATTAAACAGTTAGCATCAATTACCTTAAACTGTTTTCCAAAATAATGATTAGGACTATAAGTCCAATCCGGATCTCTTTCGTCAACTTTTAAAAAACTTTCAATAGCCATTAGTTCTTATCCTTTTAAGAATTTTTTTGTCACCTGTCTTAACTATTTTTCCATTAGACATTAAATGAACTTTAGTTGGCGATAGTGAATCTAGTATTTTTGTGCTACTAGTGAATATTAGAACAATTTTATCATTGTTTTTTAGAAAATTTTGTATTTCGTTAGATATAAACTTTACAGTATCCTCGTCAACACCATCTTCTAAATCGTCTATCAAAATTAATTCAGGATTAGAACTAATCATTTGAGCGA